AATTCTATTTTCGGGGGTGGTTTGATGTCTAGTCCAGTCTGTACATACGGTGTACAAACCAAGATATTATAGTCTGGGTCAACAGACCGTTGGTGGGAACTTAGTTCAACCACCTTCCCTAATTTAAGGTAGTCGAGCGCAGCAATCGTGCGAACGACTTCCTTGTGGGTTGGGACAATAACCATTGCTTTATCCATACGATCTGGATAACGGTTTTGTCCTTCCATTACCATATCGACTATAGACATAGAATCATCAACATGATGAATTGTTATAGGATGTCTACGGTCAATATTTGGAATCAAGAAAGGTGATCCTTGGAGTTCCCGAATTTCAGCCGGTGTAGCTGAGAGAAGGAAAATTGGGGCTTTACATTTTTGAAGCCCGAGAATCATGTCTCCCTGTTCTTCATGAAATTCATCGAAAAACACTAGATCATTTTTCTCATCTACATCTTGAAGCCTCGCTCTATGGAAATGACCATAGGTCATGATGTAGATATCAATTTTCTTATCTCGCACTACACCGCGAGAAAGTTTCTGTACAGGTATGCCAAAAGGGATGATTGTTTCATCCCTTAAAATTTTTCTTGGTTGAACCAAGTATATCTTCCTTATTCCTTTACGGAACTTGGAAGCATACATGGCAGCAATCAAGTATGTTGACTTACCTGTACTGGTTTTTGCTGCGATATAAGCCCTATTCGTAGGACTTTTACGCAGCTCATCAATGTACTCGTCGGTGTAGGATGACCACTTATTATCACCACCGACCGAGTTGGGACCATTTACTTGTTTCACTTCATTCCCAAGGAACCAAATCTTCCCTATTACATCTAATGCCGGTGGCAAAAGATCTAATAATAAGCAAGGGAGGGTTAATATGTATCCGAAGGAAGAAGGAAACAAGTCTACCACGAACGAGCATATGCGTTTAGATACCATGTAGGGGTCTCTAGGCATCATCCTCGAGATTTCTCTCGAAGACATGCCGGTGGAGTGCCACTGCATGGTATTGGTAATGCCAAACACCTTATTCATTCCGACGAATGACCAGATGTAGAGGTTATATAAAACCCCAACAATTGGTATCATCTGTATCCATCGTTCAATGAATGTGGTGCAAGCATAGACTATACTTACCCATAATGCTAGTCCTTGGTATTTAAGTTTTTCCTCAGAAAACAGTTTTGCCTTATATTCCGGCTTTGATAGTTGTTCCCAAAAATGATATGGGTCGCAACAGGCGCCGTAGGCGGATTCCTGCACTAGTGCGGAGAATTCACCGAAAGTTAAGTCATCTTCTGTTTGCCGAGTAAGACCGGAGAGGTATATGAATTTCTCAATGTATTTATTCCGAGTGTAAAATGGCTGCTCGGCGTATAACATTGGAATTCCGGGCTGAAATTTCTTGCTCCATTCGTCAGGAATTGAGTTAGTGAAGTAGAAGAGTCCATCTACTCCTTCTTTGATAATTTCATCCCAACCTCTCCAGCCTCTCTCAAGCTTTCTGAGGAACCGATTGTGCTGTTCAGGATCAATTCTCGCAACATTCATATGTGTGTCCAATACCCTATAGTATGATGGATACATGTTGCCCTTGAGCCACGTCAAAAACGCTTGCTGCCTAGGCGACAAACTTTGTTGACTGGCTCTCGGATTGATCTGTTCAACACAAGGAAGACCGAACTGCCCTGTACGTAATGCATATTTTCGATGAATATTCTCTCTCTGTAAGAGAGAATTAACATCATCGATCCATTCAAGTGCAAATTTTTGGTATAGATGGGGAACAAACGCTGTGTTATTTGCATGACCAGCGCCTCTCTCTATCGAGGTATACCTCCATTTATTTACACTAGACTGGTAGTATCTAAATGCAGAACGACGGAGCAGTATAGCAGACGGATTCTGTACCACAACGAATTGTGGATTCTTAAATCCTTCCAATTCGTCTTTGGATAGTACAGAATAACCCATTTGTTTGCGGGCATTGTTAATTGTCTTAATCTTCTGAGATCTCCACAACGATAAGCTGTCTGAGTCTTCTTTGTTCGGCACACGAACAAACTTACTCAGATATTCAACTTTATTGATATTTTTCGTTGTTTCAATCTCAAGATGTATGCCCACGGAGGCGGCATGTTCACGGAATACTTCTATATCTTCAACAGTATTCAGTCCGTGTTTGCCGCCAGATTGCCAGATTGTGTCGTCAGACGTATTTGCCAAATCATTATATTTGAAGAATTCCTTGGCGGGACGACCAGTGGTCTTCATCCATGCGTATATCATGCCTGCTTTAAAGGCATGAGTATTCACATTTGAAGTGTCGGAACCACCAGTTGAACCACCCCGATTCTTAAAATGAACGTTTGACAAGAGAGAAAAATTACTTGCTGCCACGGCTTTGAGGTCCTCGTAGAGGGAATCAAAGTCATGGTTCTGATAAAGGAAAGTCTGATTTTCCCAAAATTTCTCTCCTGCACGACTGACGTCACCGTATTGATAAGTGCCCATTTGATTACTTTTCTCTGGGCACGAATCAATAGACCATCCAACAAGGAGCTTATTCTCCTCAGGGACAAACTCTCTCCGCCATTTTCTCTTTTCAGGATCTGACATCCGTGAAAATTGGGCAGGAGAGAGATAATCCTCAAGAAAGGAAAATCTTTTAGATCCTTGTTTTCGGATTCTCTGTCTAACCATTTCGTCAGGAACCGCAACGCAGAGGCTTTGTAGTTCCTTTTCTGTCACCCCAAGAATCCATGCATTTTGACGTGCATCATAACTTGCCTTGATGACAGAAGCAATATTTTTACCATTACCTGAGGGATGA